ATTGTTCTTCTTCCCAGCGTGATAGTTGTTCCTCTGCCCATTGGTGATAGGCCCAGTAAGCAGCATCGTTATCAAAGTAAGGAGTCACTTAAATTCCCCCTTAACTAGTTTCAGACTGGTAACTTTGCGTTGGTTACCGTACCTAACCACAACGGACTTAATACCTTCACTAACTAGTTGTTCTTTGTTAATTAGCGCAGGCCTAATGTCGCTGATTAGAAAGTCTTTATTAGCGTTAAGGTCTGAGGCTATGTCAGCCTTCTTTTTGTAGTCACGACCGTAGGCAGGAAGAAGTGTAGGGATCATTGGAGAAGAGAAGAAGGAAGAGTTAATAACGTCTAGGCAAAGTTGTTCGTATGTCATTTGTTAACTGTTACGAACTGTTGGGAACCTGAATAGGTCGTAGGTTGTTTGGCTGTTTCTTCAATAGCCATAAGGACTAGAAAGCAAACAGCAGCAGTAGCAAACAGAAACTCTTTCATTAGTACAACTGGCTAGGTTTGATCTCATTACCCTCGGTATCCACACAGAGATAACCAAGAGCTGCAATAGTTCCCATTGCACTAGGAATAAGAGTTTTAGTTCCTGTCAGTCTCAGTAGCAGGATGGCTTCCTGGCTAATTGGGTAAGCCCTAGTTAGGCCGTAATGGCTCTCAAGTTTGAAGGTAATAGGTTGCATTAGATAATCCCCCAGCCAGACTCTGTGACATAGCTAACCAGTTCACTGTTGTTCATAGCTTCTAACTTTTGTTTGAGGTAGAAAGCTTCAGAATCTGCTGTTTGAGCTAGCTCATAACTCTCGGTATCCCACCAACAGTCAAGGTATTGATCTATTAAATCTTCTCGCCTGCTTTTTGTGATGTAGGTAGTAGGCATTAGATCAAAGGATGTAGGACTAAGCAAGACCTCTCGGCCCGCTTGAGCACCACCTTAGAGCCTGGCAGGGCTAAGGAAAGGGCTGTTGTTGTGAATCGTTACAAACTCTGAGAAGGGCCTAGGAGAGCCAGGAAGGGCCTTGTAGAGGCTTTCAGGTGTGGTGATAGTAGAAAGGGTTTTAAAGGGTCTTAGAGAGGCTTCTAGGGCCTAGTTAGATGTGGCCTTGAGCGCGTGTATATATGCGCCTTGACGCATAACCGCATGCCTCCTAACTCACACTGATTCCGCCTTAGGACCCCCAAGACCCCTAGGAGCTATTGCGAGGCATTTGCAATAAGGCGGCATTAAAGGCCCTGGAGGGGGGTCTGGCGGCGGGGCAGATCGCTAACTAGGGCTCAAAAATCCGAAGCAAAACCTTTTGGGTACCAATAAAAAAAAAGAGGGCCCCTTAAGACCCTCTAAAACCTCCTGAGACCCCTCTAGAACCCCCTACAACCCCTCTCTACTTATTCCTAGCCCTATTAGCACTCGGACTCTGTATCCGAAGGTTTGAGGGGCTGTTATTACGAGGGTTACCGTCTTTGTGATCTACGTCCCTACCGTTCAACTTGTAGCCAGCTTTAGCCATCTTGCGACGAGCTTTGTTACGACTGGACCTATTAGCCCGTTGTTCGGGTTTTGAGTGGTAGTTGTCGTATTCCTGTCGGTAGTTACGCTGCGTCATTTAAGTATTCATCCCAAGGAGCTTTGTTTTTGAGATACTGCTCAATACGACCTAAAGCTGTATTGCAGCCAGGACAAAGCAAACCTCTTACTGCACCTGTTGTATGGCAGTGATCTACAGCCAATCTACGGCCAGAAGGGTCTAAACTTTTGCAAATTTTACAAACACCATTTTGATGCTTAAACATTTGCTCATAATGCTCAACCGTAATGCCGTATTTGCGTTTTAACGTTTTATTTCGATCAGTAACTAATCTGTTTAAGTTTTGTCGCTTTTTTGCGTACAACACTTGTCGTTCAACGTCTGACATTTGACGCCAACGGTTCTTATTGTAATTATTTACACAAGTTTTGCACTTGTTATTTAAACGATCTTTGGTATGAGGGTGAGGAGAAAACTGCTCTAAAGATTGTTCAATAGAGCAGTATTTGCAAAATTTCATTGTTTCCAATTCATAGCTGTTGATGTAGCTGGAAACTCTTTGCAAAAGATTGCTTTAATTTCTTCTGCAATTAGTTTGTGCTCCAGTTGAGTACCGTTTCCAGTTCTTAGCTCAATATAATGTAAAAAAGAACGAGCTGTACCAGCCATATACATCCTAGTTGGAGTGGCTAGGGGTAGAACATCACGAGCACACTCCTTGGCTACCCCTACTGAGACCATTTCTCGGTACAGGTCTTGAGCCTCTTCAAAGTGCTGGTTAATCCTTCGGTAAAAAATCTGAGTTTTATCAGCAGTTAAATCATCAATACTGTTCTGCCTGTTGCTTTGATCTTGTCGTCTGAGGTGAGGAGGTTTGGCATAACCAATCAGTTCTGTATCTGCATACCGCTGAGAGAACTCTTGGAACGAGAAAGACCTATGCCTCAGGATTTGAGCAGCAATAGACCTAGTGGTGTTGATCTCCAGGACCATGTGGACCATCTCAAAGGGAGACCAATGCTTGTGGTCAATCAGGTATTGGATAAGTCGTTCAGATCCCTTACCAGTGACTTGATTAGCTGGGTTACTGACTCTTGCCATATACACCAGGAGTTCCTCTGCATCTGGTGTCACAGTGACCAAAGAGACACTAGGCATTTTAATTGGTACTTAAAGAGGCACTTAAAGGTAGCTCTAAGTGGCCTCTAAGTGGTACCTCTAAGACCTCTTTAATAAGTGTCTTAAGAAGGTCTTAAAAGGGAGACAGTAAAAGACCCTTTAAAAAAGACTCTTTAAGTACCCACTTAAAGAGCCTCTTTAATTACTTTTAAATACACTCTAATCACGGCTGTCAAGACCACTCCTTTCTACGAGCGTATGTCCCACAGGGGTCTGTCTTAGTGGTTTTACCGTAAGCCCACTCAGAGGCCCCTAGAAACCCCTGTAAGGCCACTCTAAGACGTTTTAGGTGTCAGGGTAGCCAAAAGGTCTTCTAAGGCCTTCTAGGGCCTCCTAGAGCTCACTGAGCCAATTAGCGCCACCTGAGGACGCTGTAAGGGCCTTCTCAAGGTCCTCAAGGCTTGTTGCGTAACCAATGGCGTCGATCTTCAACCCCCCTTCTCCTTGGATGAACCGACGCTCTAGCTCCCACTGTGCCGATTCACGAGCCTGCATAGCTTTCTGTTCTGTTTGAGCCATGGACTCCGTAAAGTACTGAACGGCCATAGCCAGAGCATCCAACCTGTCGTCATGTCTGAGGCTGTTTTTCTCTTTGGTAATCCGAGTGAGCTGAAAGAACAGTTGGTACTGGCTTCTAGTTTCGCTTGGGTAGCTCTCCGTAGAGGCGAGGTCTTGAAGGATTACATCCGTGTCGACCATGAGCCGGTGTTGGTTAAGGACAGGCTCCAAGGTGTCGATAATGCGGAGTTCCTTTTGCTTTGTGTGTCGGACCTCTTCAACGCTGCAGGGGTAAATCGTGCCGAGGTAGCGCTTGAGAAGCTCAGAGAACATCCCGAGGCCGAGGTTGCTTTCAACAATTATTTGCTTGACCTTGTACTCCTTAGCGATGAGGGCAAGCTTCTTGAGGTTCGGTTCGCTGTAGCCACCCCGAAGGCCACCGCTAGCGAGAAGGAAAAGGTTGCCGTTCAAGTATGCAACTACCGAATAGCCAAGCTCGTCAGTGCCGCGTCCAGAGGGGTCAACAGCCATGACAACCCCGGTGTATTCAAGAAACTCATCCCCTATCTGAGCCGGTTTGTAGAAAAGATCACCATGAAGGCCCACTGAGGGCAGATCAAGGGCTTTATCGCCATTAGCCAGCCATACGACTTTGTTAGGGCCTTGTTCACGGTTTAAGCGGAACACACAGAGGTCTCTGAGCTTGAGAGGAAACTTCTCCTCATCGCTCAGGCTGATGTCAAGAAGGAACTGGAGGTTGAACGTGCTACGGCCAATGGAAAGCTGTCTAGCTTCCAATTCTTCCCAGTCAAAACGTTTGGGGTCTACAGGGTGCCCTGCGAGGTCTTTGTTGGCTTCTAGGTCTGCTTTGATTTTTGGTGCCAGACGGTCGCCGTAGTAGTCCTTGAACTTCTTGTTAGTGGGGTACAGGGCAGGCCAGATCCTGACTTGGTAGCCAGAAACCTCAAGCTTTGCGTAAACGCTGTCTTGGGTGTGAGGAGTTCCAAGGAACACGATCTCCCCACCGGGCTTAATAACGGAGTCAAACTCTTTGATTGATTCCCGAAGCTTGTCCCGGATCAATTGGGTTTCGCAGGACTGAGGTGTTTCAACGTCGTCAGCAACGATGAGATCAGCGCGTGAGCCAGTAATCTGACCAAAAATGCCGCTGGAACGTACCGAAGGAGACTGGTCTGGTTTCGCTCCGTAAACGTCAAAAGCAACTTTTGAGAACCGTTGGGTGTCGCTAGGGAACAGGTCTTTGACCATGAACCAGTTTCGGAGCAGGTCATGACAAAAGACGGAGAACGCATCTGCACGGTCCTGAGCTGCAGAGATCACCAACACCTTACAGTTTGGATCTCGGCGTAGCCTCCACAGCACATAGCCAGCCGTCAGGAAGCTCTTACCGCAACCCCTGTACGCCATGATGATCCGGCGGTTAGGACCGGTCTGCAGGTAGTCAGCAACCTGATACTGAACTGGGGTGGGGCTAGGGAGTTTTAGGTAGTCCCAGAGGTAGGTAGCAAAGACAGGAAACGAAGCTGCTGCTTCTTGAATAATCTTTTCAGTCTGGCTGCTGGCTCTTGGCATTGGATTTACTTGCCCACTTGAAAACTTGGCTCAAGTTATTCTGCAGGACAACATTCATTTTCATGAACTCAAACAGCATCTTTTCTAGGTCCTCCCTAGAAGCGTTTGGAATATCCCGCCTGACTCGCTCCAGCCTTAGCTGCTGCTCTATGGAGAGATCGAAACTGGGCATAGGTGGTAACTCATCCATTGGTTGATAACCGCTTCGCGCTCCTCACAATAGTCAGGACGGCTTTGAAACCACATTTTCCAGTGAGAACTACCTTTTTCGTGGTTACAACGCTGACAAGCAGGCACAATGTTGGTGGCTAAATCCTCACCACCTTTGGTTTTGGGATGGATGTGATCAAGAGTTAGTTGTTCGCTTTTGACACCGCAGTAGGCACATTTACAACCAAAAGCTTCTTTAATTGATTGTCTCCATTGTTTAACCGCTTCACGACGCTGGAGGGCTTGAAGATTCGCCATAGCAGCCTCTGGTGTCAAATAGACAAAGCCCCCGGATGGCGAACGAATCACCATACCGAGGGCTCTGCTTTGTACATATAGGAAGGGTTAATTCCTAAGCACTAATATAAGACCGAACTTTCTTCAGATCGACTTCTGGCAGTGCAGAAATCATCTCAGAAATAGCAGAAACATCACCGCCGTTAAGAGCAGTAATACCTTGGTCTTTTAGGAATTTAATAGCGTTAGCGAGGTCAGACGCTTTAACGTCATCACGGTTCAGTTGATCAATCAGTTTGGTAGCCACCAGACGGTGAAGACTAAACAGATCGTCCTCTGAAGCCAGACCCTCAGTCTTATTTAGAGACTTTTTTGGAGCGGCTGCCATAGATAACTCGGAACAGTTTCAACCCCAATTGTACGAGGCTGTTTTCTTTCAATTTAGAAACACCAATAATTTCAGAAGCAGCAAAAGCACTCAGCCAAAGAGCTGCTTGTACTGAAGGATCAGAGAAGTCCATAGGAATAATCAGGACGGTTTCTTGATCAAGATAGCCCAACCCGACCCAGGACCTTCAACAAGCCACCTTTTATTCCAGTTCTTTTGGCTATAAGCCACGCCTTTACCCTTCGTGTGGTTGACATATCCTCCACGGACCATATCGGCCTCACCATTAGGGTCGTGATGTATCCAAGCACCTTCTGTATAGCCAATGACCACACTGTAGTGCCCAGAGCCGCTAGGAGCGCTTACAGGGCCCTTGTGAAGCCATCCGACTACTACAGGCCTACCAGCGTCTATCTCGCCTTTGAGAAGCTCTGGGGTGCCGTTCTGGATGAATTTAGGGTCTAGTCCAAGGTACCGAAGAGCTTTGAGCTGAGCATCGACGCTTGTAGAGTCCCCAAAGCGAGCCCTGAGCTTGTTATACGCATCATCACCTTTGATCTTGCCGTAGTAGCTAGCCACCATGGCGCAGCTAGAGCTGAAACACTCCCGATACCCAGTGGGTCCATTGTCTAGTTGGTACTCGTAAGGTACCTTGAGCAACTTTCCCGTTTGCTGGACCTCCTGCTTCGGCTGTTGACGCTGGACAAGGGTTATTAGCTTTGTTGCGTAGGCAGGGTCTGTTGCGTACCCTTGTTTTGTTAGTTGCTGAGCTGCTTCTAACGTTGTTTTTGCGTTATTGATACCGCTGTATTGTTTGTAGTCTTTGTACCACCGGTCAACGAGGTATTCAACACACTCCTTGAGAGAGCCAAAATTAAGAAACCCGTCCCGAATAGAAATAGGTACTCCATTGACGTACTCCGTCGTTGTAGTAGTTGTACCTTTACCTTTTAAACCAAAGTAATTATGAGTGCCAGATGTATTACGGCCCCAGTTACTTTCAAGTGCCCACTGAGCAGCTACTAGCTCTGGAAACTTTGCTCCAGCTTCACGAGCAAGTTCTACTACACCGTCCCACGAGCCGTTACTGGGAATTTGATTCTTGGGTCCTGATCGCCACAAATCAGAAAACTTTGCCAGGATCCCAGGAGCAAGGTTCTCCTGAAGAAAGTCCAAAGCAAAGTTTTGATGTTCTTGATTGTTGTAATACTTAGCTACGTCACGGAGTGAGATGTCGGCCATTGAGTAAAATCCGGTCGAGTTTTTCGTCGATGTGTTGGATCTGTTTGTCGATCCGGTCCATCATTGGCATTAACTCGTCCTTTCTAACAAACTCTTTGTGAACCGTCATCTCTACTAGGTCAATACGGCGGTCTAATTCCATGTGACGTTTGTGCGACCAAGCAAAGACACCACCTCCAATTGAAGCAGCACCCAAAAACAAAGACAGGATGAAGGAAGGATCCATTAAGCCATACCGCTAAAGCCCTTCTTCATCTTGTAGGCAAGACGAACGGCGTCTACATCAATTGAACCAGGGCGGTACGGATGGCCCTTAGGGAGAGGCTTAGTTTCTTGAATTTTGGGAAGCTGAGGACCAGGCTTAGCGCCACCAGACTCACGTTTGATTTCAAAAGAAGGCATGACTATTTACCTTTGGGTACGCAATTAGGAACAGTTTTGGCACCTTTCTTTTTGGTACCAACCATCTCGTACCCTTTCCAACAAGGACCTTTAGCCATAACGAATAAATATCTTCACTAACTATATTAAATACTCCCCATGCAGTCGCTCACGCGCTTGACACTGCTCTAGCCAAGGGGTGGTGGCGAGTAACGCTCCATGCTCCAAACGTGGTTTACATAGAACTTACAGCCAGGCAGTTAGCTGCCAAGCAAGCTTATCAGTCCTCGCCGCGAAGCTTAGTGTTGTACTTACGGCCTCTCCAAGAAAAGTCTTGACGACCAGCCTTACGAGCAGCAGCAAACGCATCGTCAAACGAACCTTTGTCAGCGCTCATCTGCTGATTACGAAGATCCATTTGACGCTTCGCCTTGGCCTCGTCGTAATACTCCTTCTTTTGTTGCTCGCTCAGCTCAGCCTTAGCAACCGGCCTAGGACGCATTACCTCAGCAACAATGGCAAGAGGAATAGCAAGCCGAGAGAGGCCACGAGCAGCGCCCTGAGACTGTAGTGCGGAGGTCCGAGCAGCTCCACTAGGCGTAACAGTGCCAGGCATTTGAGCTCGTGGCAGCCTCGCCGTTTGCATAGGCCGTTGGTTGCCACTAGGAGTGGGAAGATTGCGACCACGTTGAGTAGCTCCTTGACCCTCAGGAGCATAGCGACCCGCGTTACTGCGAGATTGACCGCCGCGTTTGATTGGCATGGGTTTACTTGGTTTTATAGCCTTTACTCATTTTGCCTCCTTTTTGGACTTGAGGCTTGCCTGCAGATTTCGCTTCTTTTGACCACCGCTTGGCGATCTCAGGATGCGTAGCGTACATATAACGCATCTGCTTTTCGGAGCTGAACGGCATGGGACTAAAAGAGTTCTTTAACCACCTTATTAAACATTTTTTAGATTTGCTTTTACAGCTTTGGCAAGAAACTAAAACAGAAGCAAATTTAAATAGTGAAATATCCAAATACCACAAAGCGGCTGAAAAGTTAGACCCCCAGCCGCAAGCAAAATTTAAAGAAAATGGCGTTTTTGGTGAGCCTGGGTGGTACATCGAAATGTCTCACCCAGCTTTTAACGACCCTGACCTCGATAAGCCTTCTGACCCTTCTTAGGTTTGCTGTTTTTACTAGACCCTTGCATCGTTTGCTTGGGTTTAGGAGGAAGGCGGACTGGTTTACCGCTCAAAGTTTTCTTGCTTACCACGGGACCCCAGAGGCTTTAGTGGGCGCTTGCTGCTCATCCAGTTGAGTTTGAAGGGCAGCTTCGATTTCAGCCACCTTTTCTTCGGTCAGCTTTTCCTTGACCCAACCCACAACAATTTCAGGAGTGAGTTCGCTAAACGGAATCATTTCGCCTTCAGGACGCTCAAGGCCCATAGAGCCATATGCACCGGCGCTGTAAACCTCGTTGGAGGCATTTACGGTGTAATGAGCAGTGAACACATAACCGTCAGCGGTTTCGCGTTCCAGGTTGGCAATAGCCCAAGTAAAAGTAGTAGACATTGAGGTGAAACGTTTCTGAATTAGTTTAAGGGAAAGCGTCTTTGTTTAGTTTTAAAGGCATCATCGGATAAAATCCGATCTTTTCGCTGTTTTTGAGCAAGTAGAGAGTAGGACTACGACGCCTCAAGGGCTGCAACTTTGGCTTTAAGAATGTCGATCTCAGCCAGTGCTTCCTGCAGCGCCTTGGTCAATGGAGCAATGAATTGGTCGTAGCGCAGAGCTTGCTGACTATCGGGGTCATCCTTATCGGTCAGTATCCATCCGCCAAAGTCAACGCCAGCGGCATCAACAGCCTGTTTCACTTCTTGAGCTATGAATCCCCAGTGGGTACGGGTTCCAGGGGCGGATTCGTAAATGTAATTACCTTTGTCGTCTCGTTTACCAGAGTCAACCTTGCCCCCCTCGATCCACTTGTAAGAAACAGGGCGAAGAGACTTGATGAAGTCAGATCCAAGCTGAGCGTCAGAAATATCGGTTTTGGCGCGTTCGTCTGAGGTCTGAATTGTTCCATTTGCCGCCCAGACGGCAGACCATCTAACACCGCTAGCACCAAGCCTTACAGCATTATCTGTATTCGGGTACACATCGGTACAGTTAACAAAACGTGTATTGCCATCGGCCAAAATCCTCATCCGCTCCGTCGGGCTGCTCGCTCCATCGGCGGTAGTGGAGAACACTAGGCGTGACGGATAGTCATTATTCGCCCAACCAGAGTCGGTATCATTGTTGGCTTGAATACGAGCGCCAACTGCTCCATCAATGTTGCCAAAATCAATGCTGCCTAAGACAACCTGACCAGAAGAGGTCATGGCTGAGTTAGTGATGTTTCTTCGAAGATAAAGTTTTGCGCTGTCGCCATCGCCTTGAATTTGGATGTTGGCCGAACCTTGAGCAGTAGACGTGCCAATTAACAGGCGTCCCGAGCTGTCGATGCGGGCGCGTTCTGTGTCTGTTGTATGAAAGCCAATAATGTCCGAATCGTAGAATTTTACATAGGCATCTTCTGGCGCACCAGAGCTAGTTGCTGATCTGCAGCCAATTCGGCCTTGATCAGCCAAATGTATATGTCCATTACCGCCAATTTCTAACTCGCAAGTAGGCGAAGTAGTGCCAATCCCTAATTTGCCTGCAAAATATGCGTTGCCTGTATCACCAAGGATATAAGCGGTATTAGTCGGAGTTCCGTTGTACCAGTAGGATTTGCCGCCATCTGAGTCAATGTTAACGAGGTGACGAATAGCGCCGGAATGGGTGCATCCGAGCTGGGATGTTACGTCTAGCCTATAGCCAGGCGTAGAAGTCCCCACCCCCAAGCGGCCACTGGAGTCCAGGCGCATGCGCTCGGTTTGGTTCGTTGATAGAACCAGAGGGAAAGCACCACCGCTTCCTAATTCGATAGCCCCCGTCCCACTTGTTGCGTTTTGCTGAAGAAACCCGTAAGTTCCACTATTTGAAATTTTGATTGCAACGGTTGAGTTATTCGTGGCGCCAACCTGGAATTTTTCGGTGGGAGTCACTCCAACACCAACTAAGCCACTTGCATCAATGAGTAGGCGCTGAGCGGAATTAGTTGAGATGGCTACGTTGTTTGCCGAAGGCAGATAAACGCCGTTGGTGGGGACGGTGCTGCTGGTGGGGATGAAGCTGGCAGCGGTGCTGGTGCCGGTGGTCGTGGTGTTCTGGCTGCCAAAGTCCGGGCTGATCTTGGTGCCAGCGATGGCGGCTGAAGCGTTGATGTCGGCGTTGACCAGGGTGCCGTCTGCAATCTTGGCGCTCGTTACAGCACCGCTGTCAATCGTCCAAATAGTACCGGTACCAGTAACTGTGATGTCACCGTAATCAGTATCTGGAATAGAAGCAGCAGCAACCGTAGCGTCTACATAACCTTTGGTTGAAGCGTCGGTGCTAACTGTAGGAGTAGCAAGACCAGTAATCTTGTTATTGCCCATTGCAAGGGCACCGCTCATCGTATCGCCAGTGACGTTTACATAACGAGCGTCAGAAGCAGAGGTAGTAAAGAAGCTGGTGTCGTCAGGAGTGCTAGCAGATTGCTCAGCAGCCGTTACAACCGTAGAAGCGTTGAGCTTGGCGCTAGTAATAACACCATCAGCAATCTTGACTGCAGTTACAGCGCTATCTGCAATCTTCCCAGTAGTAACAGCACTGTCGGCAATCTTGGCCGTGGTGACATTAGCGTCAAGAATCTTTGCAGTGGTTACAGAGTCACTAGCAAGGTCACCAGCAACAATTGTGCCGTCAGCAATCTTTCCGCTAGTAACAGAGCTATCTGCAAGCTTTCCGGTTGTTACAGCACCATCAGCAATCTTGCCAGTTGTGACGTTTGCATCGAGGATCTTGGCCGTAGTAACAGCGTCAGATGCCAGATCAGAAGCAACGATGGTGCCATCAGCAATCTTTGCGCTGGTAACGGCACTGTCAGCAATCTTGGCAGTCGTAACGTTGGAATCTGCGATCTTGGCAGTGGTTACGTTGGCATCTGCAATTTTTGCAGTGGTTACGTTAGCGTCTGCAATCTTGGCAGTAGTAACACTGGCATCCACCAGCTTTGCCGTCGAGATGCTGGCATTGGTCACACCAATCGTGATTTGACCGCTTCCAGGGCTGTTGTCGGTAACAGTGATCGAATCACCAGCAACCACATCAGTGGTCAGAGCAGTATCAATTTTGCTGTCGATACGACCGTCAATAGCCCCTGTAGTGGCAGCGTGGGCGTTATCAGCAACCCAAACCTCAGCAGAGCCAATAAAACCACCAAGAGTACTGAGATCGCCAGTACCAGTCGTAATGGCGTTATAAGTATCAGAGAACTCTTGAAGACCGTAACGGATCTGGTTATCAGCGTTGTTAAGGTCTTGAGCTGTCAGTGTTGACCCTGCGGTATAAACCACAGTTGCATCACTAATGTCAGTAGTACGGCTGATAACAACCGTGGCGTTACTAACAGCAACGTTGAAAACAATAGAAGTTCCAGCGCTGTTAAAGGTGTAGTCAGTACCTTGAGCTTTGAGGGTGCCGTTGACAGTTACAGCAATATCAGCTTGACGCAGATACGGGATTGGATCTCCGCTGCTGTTGGTGAGAGCAAAAGTGGTTCCAGAAGCACTGGTGTAGGTAATCGATGCGTAAGCCATTACTGAGCGCCTCCGGTCAGACGGTTTTGAAGGACAAGCTGTTTCATTTCTGCGGGAGCTTTATAGCGTTGACCAGGAAGATCACCCATTAAGAATTGCTCCTTAGCAATACTAATTAGTTTATCAACCTCGTTCTTAAGAATTACTCGCCGCATATTGTCTTCACGACCCCAGTTTGGATCCTGCACAAGGCCCATAGGACCCATACGGAACGGAGAGTCAACAGAAGGGTACTGTTTGTACTGCTTGCTGTTTACGAGATCTTTGAGATAAGCGTGAGCACCTTTGTACTGTTTGTTAAACACAGGGTCGTAATACTCAAACTCAGAGTTCAAGAAGTGGTTGAAGTCGTTAAGAATAGCTTCATTGATACCAACCCCATCAGAGCTAAACAGAGTCTTACGAGGAGGCGGGATGAGGTTCACCACCATCTCGTTAGCCACAGGGTCTTCCCCAAGCTTGTCAGGTAACAACCAGTAACGACCAAGGACAGCTTGAACGGGATACCACTTACCAGCGTGGTTGGCGTTGACGGTAGCTCCTGGCTTGCCGTACCAGAGGGCCTTACGAGACGCTGTACGGAACTCAGGTTCGTTACGGACAACAGACACCAAAGCATCAGCAATCAGGCCTACAGGACTGTATTCAGCAGCAATACCAAAGCCTCCAAATGCAGAGTCCAAGATGCTGTTACCAATGTCAGCCATCGTGATTCCCTTTTCGCTAAGTTTTCCAGTTTTGTAAAAACCTTTGCCAACAAAACGAGTCACAGGACTTGCAGGTTTACGAGGATCAAAACCTTGGAAAACAACCTTTCTGAGATTAAGGTAAGGATCACTAACTTTTGCTACAGAGTCTGCAATCATCTTTTGCATCCGAGATACGTCACCAGTACCTGCTGCTGTCAAAGTTTTAATCACTCGATCAAAACCAGCCAAAGCGGGTGTATCCATAATGGTGTTTGCAAGAGAAGCAATAGACAGAGCAAAAGCACCAGAAGTTTCACGACCAGGAGAGAACTCTTGAAGATCTCGGATACTGGTGTGGAAAGCAAGAGTGTTACCAATAACAGGAAGGTAACGATATGGCAGCATCATTCCACCAACTTTGCAGGTGTAAGGATCACGAGCACCCTCTGTTTCCCTATAAGTATTTTCAAGACCGCCAGTGCAGTCCATATTGCCGTCTCTTGCAATAAAGAAAGCAAGAGCGTTAATACCAATAGACAAAGCCAAAGCCCCTTGAGCACGACTACGGATCTTGGGATCAGAACTTACATACTTGCTTTCAAAATCAATAATGTCTTGACGGACCTTAGCGGGAAGGCGTTCTGCAATCTTTTCTGGCAACGATTTCATACCAGTTGAAAGGCCAGCTCTAAATGCATCTATACCGGCTTGTACCATTTCACCGCCAGAAGAAATCATCACAGCACGTTTAATGCCGTTAAGCGGAGAAGTAAGGAATGGAGCCATGTCTCGCCCAAAAGCAGCAAGAACAGAGTGTTTGCTATTACGCAAAGCGTTAACTGAATCAGCGACGTTTGCCAAAGGACCAGTTAACTCTTCAGTAAGGTTGATGGCACGAGTCAGTTGAAGAATTTGGTTATCAAGAACTGAGTAACCAATTGTCTGTTGATCAAAGCCAACCTTGACTGGCTTGTACATATCAGACATTTCTTTGTTTAAACGCCTTGCAATCTCTTCAGCTCGGTCTGCGCGATCAATCACACCAGCAGCAATCTGTTCATCAACCTCTTTGTTCACAACAGCCCTGACGTGAGCATTAGCAAAGAGAGCAGTAGTCAGTTCGTCAGCCGCTGCAGAAAGCTGCATAGGAAGACTGAGGTTTACGTTCTCACCACCTGGGTAGTAGCTCTTCTTGCCGAGACCCATTCCGCGAATGGCAGTGGTCGTACCACCCATGACGTACTTACCAAACCAGCTCCGCTTCTCCCAAGCCTCAGCAGGCATGAAGTAATCATGGAACGCCTTCAGAAACACTCGGCTGCCGTTGATGGTGTCAAACAGTTTGTCGTCCTTTTCACCACGCTCCATGACGTAGTTGATGAAAGGAATCCTTACTTGCTTTTGAGCAAGGTCCTGAGCGATTGCTTCCTCACGACGCAGACCACCAGCCCTCTGGATCTCGTAAGCGCTGTCAGCGACTTGCTCAGGGTCTGAAATGGCCTTGCCATACACAAAACGGTTGTAGGTGGCCTCAAGGGCCTCTCCAATTACAAAACGGGTTTGAAGGAGCGTATCAGCAGCAACACGAGCTTCATCAAGCGATTCCTTGGCAAACTCAGTCTTACCAAGCCACTTAGCCATCGTGCCCGTAATCGTGTTGCTGACAGCTTGACCAGTCAGTTCCAGGTACGTTTCAGGAATACCTTGAATAGGAATCGAGAAAACAGTTGCAGGGTTAGACAGCGGAGAACCAATCTGCAAACGAGCCAGAACTGCATCAGCAGTGACTTCAAGATTTTTCAGCTTGCTGATGTCACCTTGAGACTCATAGATCTTCTCAACAAGACTTTCAAGACCAGCAAGATCGTCATCAGTTAGATCTTCATCGTCGCTGATCTTTTTGAACAGATCACCATAGTGCTCTTCAAGTTCTGCTTTAGCTGCTTTGGTTTTGTCAGCAAGAACATCAGCAAAGTTCTGGTTATCACCAAAGGTGGCTAGTTCTTGGTTAAAACGACTAAACAGCACTTTGGGGTCTCCAGCAGCAAACTGAAGACGGTTACGACGGTCAAACAACCGAAGAGCGTTACCAACGCCATACATCATTTCGTTAAGAGCTTTGGCGTTAGCGACGAAGACCTGAAAATTAGTCTTGAAGTTATCCAGAGCGGTGACACGATCAAGACCAGGAATATCTTCATCGTTCATGATCTTCCTGAGGTCCCGAGCAGCAGCCAAAGCAGCAGAAGCATTGGAATCCAAGGTTGCAGTAGGAACCATGATCTTGTTCAGGTTTTTCTGAATGTCCTTACCGATCTGCTCAGCACTAATAAACTCAGCCAGTTGATTGAGTCTGGAATCACCACCCATGAACTCAGCAAGCTTACGAATGGCTAGACCGTATTGCTGAGGGAGGATTGCGTCACGATCAAAGGTCTCAAACAGCGCTTTAACAGCAGCAGCGTTGTCAAAGCTACCGGTGTACTTAGTAGCGCTGGTGTTGTAAATCTGGAACGCTTTATCAGCAATGTCCTCGTCACCAGTCTTGTCAATCAAACGCTTCTGTTCCTTAAGAGCGTCTTCATAGCCCTTGGTGAAGTCACGAAGGTTTTCAAAGGTCTCACTAGGATCCTGGTTAATCTCAAGATCCCTGTTAACTTCACGGATTATTTCGCGTTGGTTAACAGCAATGTCATCACCAGGGACGCTTTCACTCAGAGCACGGTTAGTTCCAATGGTGTCAGTGTCAACAACAATCTCACCGTCATCAGTTTTGGTCACAGGAACCTGATTAACGACAGGAGCATCTGGCTTGGGAATGACCAACGAAGCAGCAGGCTTAACAGCTTTTTCAGCGCCTTGCTCATCAACCAGTTGACGGATGTCCTCAGGAATCTCAGGTACAACAGGGGCCAGACCACCGTTGTCGATAATTTTGTTATGAATCTCATCGACACGGTTAATAAAGGTATTGATGAACTCAGAGTTGAGGTTACCGCTGACAACAGCAGCCTCACCAGCGTTCAAAATGTCCTTAAGTTCCCCGTAAGCTTGACCAAAAGCATCTTTCAGGGTGTAATCAGTATCAATTTCATCAAGGCGGTTTTCACGGAACAGCAGAGCGTTGTAGCCTTCCAAATAGCCAATACGCTCATCGTTCAGTTTGTCGAGCGCATCAACAAGGATCCGAGCGTCGTTAAGGGAGTTGGTAAACGCAATAGAAGCAGTGTTACCTTCAGCCAACTTTGCTTCTAGTTGAGCAATCTTTGAAGTCCGCTCAAGGTCAAGGTTGTCAAACTCTTGCAGTTGCGTTTGAAGGATCCGAAGGCGATCAAGACGCTCAGCAGCTTGAGCAGCCATACGAACCTTGGTGCTGTTCTTGCTGGCTTTCTTACCAACACCAGTGGACTTGTTGATCCAATCAGGATCCTTGGCAATAGCCTCCTCGTAGGCCATTAGACGGGCCTCTAGGTTGGCCTGTTTTGCAGCAACTTGCTCAGGGGTATTTACGCCCAAAACGCTTCTGAGAGAATCGATCTCGGCTGCAACACTTGCTCGTTCAGGCCCCACAGCAGGAACAGCTTCAAGCTCTTGTGTAAGACGCTGGAAGTCAGGAATCAGCTCTTGTTGACGCTGCAGGAACGACTCAGCACCAGCACGGGCACCAAAAGCAATCTGAGCTACGTTTTCGTCGATTTTCTTGTACAGCTCAGACGTAACAGCTCCCAGACGGTCCTGGATGACCTCGTTAGCCTTCTTGACACCCTCAGCCTCTACCTCCTGACGGATCAGCGGAAGAGCTTCTTGAGTGGCCTCCTCCATGGCTTGTTGAGCAGGGATACCACTGGTGGCTTTGCTAAGGAAGCGGTTAGCCAGGTAGAACGTCCCACGAAGGGCAGTGGTAGCAGCTACACCAACACCAACGTTCTTGAATTGCTCAAAGGCATAGTTAAACTTCTCAGGGTTCTCAGCACGAAGAACCTCAGCAGCACGAATACGCTCTTCAGGGGTCCGAAGGTTCTGGATCTCATCCAACTCCTTTTGCATCGCAGCAGGAGGCTGAGGCATGAAGAACATCGCATCTTGGATGCTCTCAGGCAAAACGTCTTTGATTAGGTAAGACGCCATGACCC